ATCGCCAACACCAAAGGCGACGGGGAAAAATCCGGCGAGGATTTCTGGGTGAAAGCGGAAAAGCTCTACTACACCGCACTAATCGGCTATATCTGGTATGAAGCCCCAGAGGACGAGAAGAACTTCACGACGCTGCTTGAAATGATAAATGCGTCGGAAGCCCGCGAGGACGACGAGGATTTCCAGAACCCGGTTGACCTCATGTTTGAACGTCTGGAAGAAAAAGACCCGGAACATTTTGCAGTCAAGCAGTACAAAAAATACAAACTGGCGGCGGGTGGTCACAGATGGAGCGGATCACCTTGCCCTCTAAATCATCCTTCGGAATATTGCGCTTGCGGCACTGGGGGTTGGAGCAGGCGTAGTAGCGGTACACCTCGTCGTTGCCGCCGCTGTGACCGCTTACGCCCTTCATGGTGCAGCCGCACTTTGCGCAGAACAGTTTGCCAGAAAGCAGATACTCCGCTTTCGGTTCATACTTGGCTTTCAACTGACGGTTGGTTTTCATCATAGCTTGCGCCCTCTTCCATAGATCATCATCAATGATAGCGGGGATCGCGCCCTCGATCCGCACGTTGTACGCCTTGCTGGTATAGACACCGCGGTACATTTCATTCTGAATGATACGGGGAATGCTGCACTTGTTGAAGAGGTTGCCCTGACTGGTGCGCAGACCTTTGGCGTTGAGCTGATCCACAATGGAAGTGCTGCTCTCCCCGGCGGCGTAATGCTCAAAGATGAAGCGCACGGTGGGCGCGGTCTTTTCATCAATGACGTACTTCTTGTTCTCGTCGGTGGTCAAGCCCAGAGAACGGCAACGGTTGATAGCCTGCCCTTTCAGTGCGCTTTCGCGCATACCGCGGCGCATCTTCTCTGCCAGCTCTGCGGAATAGTATTCGGCAAGGGCTTCCATCAAACCTTCAATGATAATGCCCTCTGCGCCCTCCACGTTGCTTTCGGCAGCATAAAGAATCTCGATGCCGTTGTCCCGCAGACGCTTCTTGTACACGGCACTGTCGTACCGGTTGCGGGCAAAGCGGTCTGTTTTCCAGCAGATCACCATATCAAACGCGCCCTTGTCGCCGTCGTTCATCATCTGTTGGAACGCGGCGCGGTCGTCGGTCTTACCGGAGATATGCCGGTCAATGTATTCGTGAAGGATGGTCAGGCCGTGGAGCTTGGCGTAATTCTCGCAGTCCCGGCGTTGCCCTTCGATACTCTGCTCTGTCTGCCCGCTGCCGCCGGAGTAGCGGTAGTAGGCAACGAGGCGGTTGCCGCCCTTGACTTTCTTCCTTCTCATATATAGTATATCCTTTCAAAATGCCCTGTTCTTCCAGACGGAAGGATGGGGCATTATTTTTTTACGCAAGAAAAAGCCTACCGGGTACGGCTCCGGTGGGCTTTTTCTTTTTGCATGGTGGTCAGCGGTGACGCTTCAACCACTCGTCTGCGGCGCGTTGCAGAACTAACCGACGGTAGTAAACGGTTCGCCCTCCGCTGGCTCGTTCTTTTCCACAAGCGACTTGTACTCGTCGCTCTCGGCAATGCGCTGGGCTTCACTGTCGGGCACTGCCGCGCTCTGGGCGGCAGGGGATGCAGACCGGCTGAACACATTATGGAAGTATTTCAGTACCACATCCCGATCCTGCGGGGTCAGGTCCAGAAATCCCTCCACAATGGCCCGGTGTTCTGCACCAAGATCATACTCGGCGCAGAGCTTGTCCAGCACGGTTTCCCGCGTCTGCTCGAACATCTCCCCATCGCCAGTGCGGAGCCAGCATTCATTGACCCCGAACTCGCGGCAGATGGAGCGGATGGTCTGATCCGTTGTTCCGTTGACCCCGTTTTCGATACGGCTGACAGCAGACTTGCCCATACCGATTACAGAGCCGAAATCCTCCATCGAAAGATTTTTCTCTTTGCGGAGGACTTTAATTCTTTCGCCGATGGTCATTTATTTTATTCACCACCTTTCTGCAATCTCATTATAGCAAATAAAGTTCCGAAAAATCAACAAAAGAATTCCAGAAAACCATTGACAATGTTCCGAGAATTGACTATAATGACACTGTAAAGTTCCGATAGGCAACACAAGGGAGGTGAAGAGAGATGCAGAAAGAGAAAAGTATATACGCGGATGTTCTGGAAAGTGCGATTAGCTGGCGTGTGCGCGATATGTACAACCTCTACGGAACGATTCGCCGTGTACTATTTGAGGGGCGCAAGGCGGAACGGGCCGCGATGCTGTCCGAACTGATAAAGATGCAGGGCGGGAACATCGGCGGGTCGGCAAAGGTCGAAACGCCGGACGACCGCCTGAAACTTGCCCGCGAGCTTGAGAATATCAACGACGGAGAAGAAGTTATTCTGTTCAAGGACAAGTCCGGCAAGCTGGTCTGGGTCAGACTGAACGGCGAAAAGTGGGCGTAAAAAAGCTCCCGCTTCTTCCACAAGCAGGAGCTTAGAAAAGAAAGATGCTCAAATCAGAGCTTCAATCTTTTTGCCGTCAGTCGTCAGCTTTCCGCACTGGTCGCAGAAACGAACGCCGGGAGCAAAAGAAAAATGTTCCTTATGACGTTTGCAATCTGGATTGGTGCAGAAGTTTTCAGAACTGACATTCAGAGGTGCGCCGCAGTTGGAACAGAATTGAGCGTCCGAACCAACAGCGGAACCGCAACGAGGACAGATAGACATTTATAATCACCCCCTTTCCGCCTGCCACGATTATAGCACGGCGGGAAGGGGCGGACAACATTAAAGGGAGGTGAAGCGGACGTGACGCTGAAACCTGAACACATTGTAGAAGAGCTGGACAGAACGCCGAAGTTGAAGCGCGACCTCATTATGAAGATGATGGAGGTCATGCTGGACAGCGAAGCGTTTCTGGAAGCGTACCCGACATTATACGATCCGCGCATTGCGGACGTTGACCTTGAATACCGGGAGAAAGTCTGTGAGGAAATGGCGCAAATCATCGTGCGGCTGTTCCGCAAAAACAAAGTTCGCCCGGACGACGCAGAGAAAGTGCTCGACCGGGCGCGGGAAGATTATCTGGAAACGTATGTCCACTCGGACAAGTCGTGAGGAAGTTCTTCCAGATCGGAAGCGGCAGCGCAGCCGGTGGCACGGCAGTACACGTTGTCGGCTTCAATCTGCGGAGTTGGACAGGCTTCCCAGATAATGCCGTCGTACAAAAATCCGTATTGGCCATCATCTGTGCGGACGATGTACAGCGGGCCGATGGGTGAATCGTAGACCCACATTTTTATAACACCTCCTTTCCTGACCTGATTATATCACGGCGGGAAGGGGCGGGCAACAAAGGAGCGTGAGAGTATGAGCGAGAAAGAAAAGATGCAGACGGAAGAGCTGGCAAAGATCATGGACGATGCAAAGCCGCTCGGCAAGTCGGCTCTTTCCTTTATGGCGGGGTTTGTGCAGGGCTACAAGGAAGCCCAGAGCGCAGACCCGGCGGAGAACACCGGCAGAAAGGAGGGCAACGAGGAATGAGGAAGAAGCGGAAGCTGTCTTTCTCCCAGTTTCAGGGAAGCCAGACCCGTGAGGGCATTTTGAATATGCTGCTGCAAGACCCGGAACTGTTTGAGCGGATTCCGGGGATCACGGAAGAGCAGCGGGAAGCCTATGAAAGACAGAGAAGGAGGATGTTAGAACGTGGAAATTCTGGCGGTAGTGGCAGTCACAGTGTGTGCGGCGCTGTATGCGATAGCCGATTTTATCAAGCGTCGGCGCCGGCACAAATTCAATGAGGAGCTGCGCCGGTACATTCAGAAGCACAAGGGGGACTGGGACGATGCCGATGAAGGTTTGCATTGACTGTGGCACGATCTTCCCGGCGGAACACATCGGCGCAAAGCGGTGCTGCCTCTGCGCCGCCAAACACGGGACGGAGCCGACGGCAGAAAAGGTGTATCCCAAGCCGCCGGTCGATGACCTCACTCGGGATGTTCGGCAGGCCGATGCATCCGGTAAGTCCTACGGTTTCTGGCGGGCCGGTCTTCTGCTGGCGAAGCAGAAAGCCCGGGAAGAGATGGAAGTAAAGAAGGCCCAGCGGGAACAGCCGCATGAAGAGAAAGGAAAGCAGGAAAAATGAACATCGGAAGATGCAAGGGCTGTGGGCAGCCCATCGTCTGGATCGTCACCACCAAGGGCAAGAAGATGCCCTGCGACCCGCAGCCGGTCACGGGCTACGGCGACCACACGACCGTCAAGAAAGACAAAATCGTGACCGGCACGGGAATGGTCCTCTCCTGCAACCTGAAACCGGACGGTGGCGCAGTGCTTGGCGTCGGCTATGTTCCGCATTGGGCGACCTGCCCGGCGGCTCAGAACTTCAAGAAGGAGAAAAAGCAATGATGCCTGCATTGGCGCTCCTCTGGATTCTGGGCGGGACGTTTATCGAAGCGGCCATTACAACGCTTGTTGTGAGCTGGCTGATTGGAGAAAGCTTTCAATGGAGCGTGACCGTCCTGTTCTGGCTGATCCTGTTGTGCATCAAGTCGGCGTTGGGCTGGCGATGACCATACGGTCTGGGCGTACCGAAACACGCCTGCCACGCGGTCGAAAGCATGGGCGTGGACGACCGCCCCGGTCGCTCCGACAACCGGGAGTCCCACCTTCTGGGGACTGAAAGAATACAAAGGGCGGCCCGCATGGGTGGGCGGCGTCCGTGCGCCGCTCCCTTTATGGAGTATGCAGGCGCATCCGGGGGAGTAGCCCCGGAACTGGTTCGATTCCAGAGTGCTCCACCAGAACGAATATTCACCCGTGAAAAGAAAGGACCATGAACATGACGCCTAAAGAAATCGAAAAGCTCTTTAATCACCCTGCGGAACTGTCGGCAAAAACCGACGGGAAGGGAAATGAGAAGGTCACGCTTCGCGGAGAAGTGGCTGATCTGGGGTGGTTGGTGAATAAGGTTGTCACCGGCATTTACGCGCAGGTTGACGACCCGGATACCGTGAGAGCACTGGACGCTGCAATAACGATGACCATTCATCTGCGGGCTACGAAGCGCGTCAAGGAGCTTCAGGCAACCGGCATGACTTTCCCTATGAAGGTAGATGCAGCCCCGGCCCCGGATGGCGGCACTTGGAGTAGCATCTTCGGGGCTCTTTTCGGAAAGTGAGGCAAGGCAGGAATTCATATGGAGAGAAGGAAGGTTAATGAGTCCGTGGGTTAAATGGATTAGAGAAAACCGCGTCCACCCAGCGGAACTGTCAGCAAAAACCGACGGAGAAGATGGGGAGGTCACACTTCTTGGAGAGGTGAACGATCTGGCATGGCTGGTAGCCAAAGTCTTTGGCAGCATTTTCTTGCGGGTTGATGACCCCAAAAGCATTCGGAAACTAGACCTCATAATGACGACAAACATTCATTTTTATGCTATGGAATGCCTCGCGCGGATTCAGAAATCCAACTCGGATGCAGCTGTGAGCACGGACGCAATGACGCCTTTGGAAGGTGAGACTTTAGACAAAATCATGAAAACGCTTTTTGGACAGGAGGTAAATTGACATGACAAAAGCAGAAATCCATGCAAAACTCGTGGATGAGAATGGAAAGCTCAGGGTCAAGGTCGAAGCAAATGGATATGCGCTGGACCTTCTGGACATGATCGCCAGTGTTGCGGCGGGGGTCATCGCGACAGATGCGGACGATGAGGGCGTCATCAAACGCAGGAAGCAGTATTTCTTCATGACGACGGAGAACAACCTGAGAGATGGAAATGGTAGGGACAAGGCCGGGGAATGATGGGCGCGGGATGCACCCGAACACGACCCCGCTTGGCACAGCTACATATTTATATAAGGCCAAGGAAATGAAGAATCTTGCAAGAAGCACTAAGACCGGCGCGGCCTGCAAAGGCGGTGTAAAGAATGAACAGTGTAGACACACGTTCGAAATAACCAGAGCGCAATGTGCGCCGTGTGCTGGTTATAACGCGGAATGCATGGACTACGAGAAAAACGATGCTGCTGATACAAAGCATCGGTCTGAGTTGTCATGAAATAAGACACCCCGCGCCCGCAGCTGCGGGGTGTCTTTTATATGGCGTGGGGCGGACAAGCTGCTGGCAACTGCTGATTCGCCGGAAGCGGGGCCGTACCCCGTCTGCGCCGCCTGCTGAATAGGCATCATGGAAGCCGGTGCGATTTTACATGAACTTTTGCGCACCGGCAGGGCAAAAGAGTGCTGTAGGGCAGCGCTCCTCCTAGCGCCGAAAGCGTGGTGAAAGCCCACGCTGCTCTTGAGCCAAGCCGCATCCACATGACGGTATCATGGAAACCGACAGGGTGCGCCCGCTGCATGAGCGCAGAAATGCCTTGTCCGATTCACCCAAGACAAAGGTGAAAGGCCCGGATTTGGCCCCGGGCCGCCCCGCCGCGTTACTCTCTGACGCGGCGGGTTTATATGCGGGTGCATAAGGCTGTTGTCTGTCACCGATTCCCCATCGGCAGGCAAGCCGGTTCGATACCGGCCATCCGCGCAAGAAGAAAGTGAGAAGAACATGATTCACCTTGGAGACATCACGAAAATCCACGGCAACCAGATAGAGCCGGTGCATTGCATAATATTCGGCTCGCCCTGTCAGGACTTGTCTATGGCGGGATTGAGACTCGGGTTTGGCGGCGACCGCTCAGTGCTGTTTGTGGATGCCGTCAGAATTATCGGAGAGATGAGGAGAGCCACAAATGGAATGTATCCAACTTTCGCTGTTTGGGAGAATGTACCCGGAGCTTTCAGCTCCAACGGTGGAGAGGACTTCCGAACTGTGCTGGAAAAGCTTGCCCGCGTGGCACAACCAGACGCTTCAATTCCTCGACCTTCGGAGGGGGGGCGGCGCTGGAAACACGCAGGAGCAATCGCCGGAGACGGATGGAGCTTGGCTTGGCGACAGCTTGACGCTCAACATTGGGGAGTCCCCCAGCGTCGCAAACGAATCGCTCTTGTCGCAGATTTTAGAGGTGGACGTGCCGCTGAAATACTTTTTGAGCGCACGGGCCTGCCGGGGAATCCTGACCAGAGCATCCCGACGTGGCAAAGCATTGCCGGACTTGCTCAAGACAGCCCTGCTGGACATGATCGAGTGGTGGGAGAGCGAAGCTACTGCATCAGCGGAAACACCGTAGACCGGGTTACATACCAAAACGGAACCGGCGTGAGGGAAAGCGGCAGCTTTACGGTGAACACCGTGGACCGCCATGCGGTAGCGTACTCCATCAATCCGCTGGACAGCAACAGCATGAAATCGGCAAATCCCAATAGCGGCTTCAACGAAACGAAGGTGAGCCAGACGCTGGACTGCTTCGACCCTAACCCTGCAAAGAATCAAGGCGGTCTGGCGATAGTGCAGCCCTATGTGCTGAAAATCCGTTCGGGTTGTGACGGCGGCGGCAAGGGCGCGCTGGTGCAGACAAAAAGGACCATGACGCTCTCGACGCTTCAAGATCAGACGCTCTTTCAGCCGGTCGTCTTTGATGCCCGGGGAAATGGCGACGGTATTACAGTCCCGACTATCACTGGAGATCACGAGTCCCGGGTGACGGACTACACGGCCATTGCGGTTGACCTGTACAACGGGGCCGTGACTGGCGATAAGGCTGCACCCATTACATGCAGGAGTATCGGGTCTCATTCCGGGCCGCAGGTGGCAGAACAAAGAACTTTCAGCGAGCAGGCTTATGACAGCTTCAAGCAGAGTGGAAGCGGAGGAACGCTGAAGGGCAGCGGTGGCGCAGTAGGGTATGGCGGGGAGTCTCTGGTGGCAGAAAAGATGGTTCGCTGGATCGTCCGCCGCTTGACACCGACAGAGTGCGAGCGCCTGCAAGGCTTTCCCGATGGCTGGACGGACATCGGGGAATGGACAGACACCAAAGGGCGAGTCCATAAACCGGCGGACACCCCGCGCTATAAGGCGCTGGGAAATTCCATTGCTTTGCCGCAATGGTCCTGGATCGTCCAGAAAATGCGGCCATACATAGGTGACGGGGCAACAATGGGCAGCTTATTCGACGGCATAGGCGGTTTTCCACTGGTCTGGGAAGCAACCTATGGAAAGGGAACTGCAAGGTGGGCTTCGGAGATAGAGGAATTTCCCATCGCAGTAACAAAGAAATGGTTTGGAAGCGAGGAGGCGAAGCTATGAAAAATCCTATGATGCAGAAAGTGACGCTGGCGTTAAGCTGTGCTGCTGTTGGTCTGGCAGTTTTCGATATGACGGTCAAGGATGCTCGTATTCATGAGCTGACGGAAGAACGGGACATCTACGCCAACAGGTTTCAAAACTGGTCTGAACGTGCAATGCGGGACGAGGAAGCAATCTCAGAGCGAGATGATTTGCTCGACAAACTGCTTGGCGAGATGGATGCTGTACTCAACGGTGAAATCAAGTTCGAAGACGCGGGTGAATTTCACTGCACTGCATACTGCACAGAAAATTTTCCGCATGAGTGTGGAACGGGAACAGGAATCACGGCCAGCGGGCAGCCGATCCAGGCGGACGTGACGGTGGCGGCAGACCAAACACTTCTCCCCTATGGGACGGTTTTGTACATAGAGGGCGTGGGCATCCGCATTGTGCAGGACAAGGGCGCAGGCGTGCAGGGACGGCGTCTTGACATCGCTGTTGCCGGGACGCATGAGGACGCCTTAAAGTGGGATGGATACGGCAACCATAGGGTGTGGGTCATTGAAGGGTCGGATGGTGACGAATGAGAGTCGGTTGCTACTGTATGGACTGCATGGAGGGCATGGCGCAGTTTCCGAATGATTTCTTTGATCTCGCGGTTGTTGACCCGCCGTATTTCAGCGGGCCGGAGCGCCGGGGCTACTATGGTTCAAAGGTCAGCAGGATAGGCGTCCACCGCGATTATCCCGTTTCTCCAAAGTGGGATGTTCCCGGGAAGGAATATTTCGATGAGCTGCTTCGGGTGAGCCACCATTACATCGTGTGGGGGTGCAACTACTTTGACTACCGATTCGCGCCCGGGCGTATCGTCTGGGACAAGTGCAACGCTAACACGAGCTTTTCGGACTGTGAGCTCGCAGCGACAAATCTGTTTTCGTCGGTTCGACTGTTCAGATTCATGTGGAACGGAATGATGCAGGGAAAAAGCATCGCCGAAGGCTATATCATGCAGGGCAACAAAGCTCTGAATGAAAAGAGAATCCACCCGACTCAAAAGCCGGTGGCGCTGTACGACTGGATATTCCGGGAGTATGCAGCTCCGGGACAGAGAGTCCTCGACACACATCTTGGGAGCGGGAGTAGCAGAATTGCCGCATACAACGCGAGTCTTGAATTCACGGGATTTGAAATCAGTTCGGAATATTACAGCCTGCAGGAAAAGCGTTTTCAAGAATACACCGCCCAGCAGGATATGTTTCATCTTTGTTTGTCGGAAAGGGGAGAAACGGTATGAGCAAAGCTGTCCTTATCAGCATTCGTCCAGAGTGGTGTAAGAAAATTGCAGGCGGGCAGAAGATCGTGGAAATCCGTAAAACAGCACCAAACCTGAAAAAGCCGTTCAAGTGCTACATCTACTGCACCAAGAGCACACACTTTGTTGATATTCCCGGCGTGAAAGAAAGTGACCTCATGCCGGCTGACGGAAAAGTCATCGGCGAGTTTACTTGCTACAGTACCACGATCATCTGCCATGTAGGGACGACGGGGAGCGGGGCTTTGCCCAAGCTGCACATTATTGGGCCAGGGCCGGGATTGCAGTATAAGCCTGCAACTGACCTGCTCAAAGCGGCTTGCATGAGCGAAGAAGCGGCGGAAGAATATCTCAAGGGTGGCAGCGGGTTCGGCTGGGACGTCTCAGACCTCAGAATTTATGGTAGGCCGCACGAATTGTGCGAGTTTACAGGTCTCCGAAAAACAAGATTCGGCATGGAGCCGGTGAAACTCGACCGCCCGCCGCAGAGCTGGCGTTATATCGAAATGGAGGAGCTGGACGATGACGGAAGAGTGGAGAGTGACCGAAGATGAAATTTCCCGATAAAAAATATTCCGTCATTTATGCAGACCCGCCGTGGAGCTACCGCCAGCATGGAACGGGGCCGAAAAGCCGTGGCAATGCGGCGCAGCACTACCACACGATGAGCACCGAAGACATTTGCGCTCTCCCGATTCGACAAATTATGCGGGGGGGGGGGGGCAGGGCTGCGCACTTTTTATGTGGGCCACGTTTCCGCAAATCGCCGATGCACTCCGCGTCATGGAGACATGGGGCTTTACATATAAGACAGCCGCCTTTGTCTGGGTCAAGAAAAATCGGAAGAGTGATACCCCGTTTTGGGGAATGGGTGCCTATACCCGGGCAAACGCAGAAATTTGCCTGCTGGGTGTGACGCCGGACTTTAGAGCTTCTGAGCAGATCAAGAGCCATGCAGTGCATCAAATCATCGAAGCGCCGGTCATGGAGCACAGTATAAAGCCGGATGAGACGCGCCGCAGGATCGTCGAGCTGCTGGGAGACGTCCCAAGAATAGAGCTGTTTGCCCGCCAGCGTGTCCCCGGGTGGGACGCATGGGGCGATGAGATAGGAGATTAAAGATGAGCAAAACGCAGTATGTCATTCATGAGCATGGCTACAAAGTTCCGTTTTCTGGGTTTGCCTATGTTCAGGCAGACAGCAAAGAAGAGGCCGAAGAAAAATTCGGAGACGACGTGACAGTTTACAAGCAAATCGACATCGGCGATGTTGAGGAAGTCGATGAAATGCCCATCGACTTAGACTGAATCCTTGGTATTTGGCAGGGGCCGCCCGCGCGGCGGCTCTTTTTATATGAGCATAGGGACAGGCCCCGACCGGTTCAAGCCCGGAGATGCCCACCGAAGAATCAGAATGAAGGGAGAAGAAAAATAGGACTGGCATTGAAAGTATTTGCATGGATGGCAGTAATCGGATTTGGCGCTCTGGTTGCCCTCGTGGTAGGAATAATCGCTCGCTTTCTCTGGATTATTTTCTTTGATGAATAAGGAGAGCATGATGGATAAGTACGATGTGACCCTCTATGGCGTGGATTCCTACACGGGGTATCCCACGGCGCTTACTTACAGGCTTGAAGCGTCGAGTGTAGGAATAGCGGTTGATCTTGCACGACTGGCCGTAAACGGGAATTACCCGGAGTTCGTGGAGGATTATGAACTTTATAAAGAAAGGATGGGAGCAAAATGAAACTTTCAGCACTGGCATCAATCATCAAGGACTGCGGCCGTTGCAGCCAGATCACGGCAGCGAATGGGCATCGGTTTATCAGCACTGGCCATGCTGTGTACAACATGGATGGATACCCCAAGGCGCAGAATAAGAATGAGCTGGCCGCAATGCTGAGTATTCCTTCGAAGAAGGTGGAGGACATCTACTTTGAGGAGGAAAGAGCGGAGAACAACATCTACTATGGCGCGTCGCTGGCTGACGACCCGGATAATGAAGAGCCAGTGGATAAGCTGAATACCCGCATTGTCGTCAACGGAGAAGAGTATATTGCTCTGCGTCACCCCAGCGGGACCATCGGCTTTATCCGCACAGCGCTGCTCGGGCCGGTAGAAAGCGAGCTGACCAAAGAATATGCCGCTATCTGCGTGAGATGGGGAAATTGGCGAAACGGTACGCCGGTTTACGCGGTAAAGGATGGAATGTACCTTCGCGCTCTCATCCTTCCCGCAAAGCTGGGCGGTGCGACTACGGATGATCTCAGCGAAATCCTTGCAAATATGTTGGAATGCCAGCAGTCGGAGAAGAAAGAGGAGAAGGCTGATGATTAAAACCGGAGTTAGGTATCGCTGCGATAGGTGCGGCTTTGAGCGGTTTGTTCTCGATGGTAGCATGGGCTTGACCTGCTCAAGGATCGCGGCAGCTTCGGCGCACTGAGCGTTGTAACTGGCGGTGGCGCTTCCCTCCACATAGTCAGAGAAAGAAGACAGCTCTTTTGCAATGCGGGCAGCAGATTCATTGATGATAGCCATGATAAAAGCCTCCATATTCAGTTTTCAAATTATCCCGGCAGTGTGCCGGGTGTGGGGCTGGGTCGCTTTGTGTCCGGTGCGGCCCTGCTGAGGTATCCGGGGCGGGTCAGATGATCCATTCGGCGTCGTTATATTCGACGGAGTTCTGGGCGATGAATGCATACAGTGCGCGGGAAGTGCCGGAAAGAGCCTTTAGAACGGGATTGTTCCGGGTGGCGTCCTCGTTGCACTGGTAGATGAAACTGTCCAGCAGCTTTACGAAGGCGTAGAAATCGCGGTCGATGGTATAGCGCCCCTCGTTCCAGTCGAGAAGATGGAGCAGGTGGGGGAAGACGGTCGGCATGATGGGAAAATCTTCGGCGTCGGCTGCCTCCACGTGGTAGCGGCCAGTGTATGCGGCCTCGTTCAGCTTGTAGAGAACGGCGTAGATTTTGCGGTCATCAAAGAGAAAGTCATGCGGATACCGGCAGGCGCTCAGAGCGTCGTACAGCTCCGGAAGCTCGTAGGATGCGGCAAGGTGGCACATACCGCCGGCCCCGTTGAGGATAAAAGCCAGACCGTGAGCGACGGCGGCAATGTGTTTTTCGGAAAGCTGAATGCAAGACATGGTAAAACCTCCTGTTATTCTGTTGTGTCTGGGTATGGACCCATGAGCGCCCGCCCCGGCGGGGCGGCTGGGCTTGCACCAGCGGCGGCGGGATGCCGTCGGCCTTGCGGGTCATTCGGAAAACATCTTTTTGCAGAGCGCTTCCACCTCTGCGGTGGGCTTGATGGGGAGCGTGATAACGGAGATTGTCGGGTCGCTGGCGCTGATGGCGTAGACGGGAGAATAGCCGCGCGTCGTGCCGTGGTAGGTGAATTGCACCGGGTTCACCATACTGTCATAGTCGGCATTTATCAAGATGGGCGTTGTCCCGATGTGGAAAAGCCTTGCAAGGCCGCTTTTCTTCTTGCCGGTGGGGATGTCCTGCAAAAACGGGGTGCGCTCCACGGGCTTTTCATTGGGGGCGTGGTTCTTGAAGATGTCCACCAGATCCGGCGCGTTCTCTTCCGCCTCAAAACCGTACTGGGCAGAAATGATGGTCACGCCGTCGGCGGGGCATTCGCGGAGCGTCACGGGCTGGATCACATCGGGGTACAGGACGGCGGGCAGCTTAAACGCGGTGTATGCCGTGATGATGTAGACCAGATCGCCACGGCGGGTGACACGGACGCCGCGCCGGTCCTTGGCCTGCTCCTTGAGGTAGGATTGGATCGCCTTGACATTGAGGCCGAAAAGGGTGAAGTTGGTAGAAAGTTTCATGGCATTGCCTCCTATTCTGTTTTTTCAAATCGTCCCGGCGGGGTGCCGGTGGTGGGGCGGGGCCGCTTTTCTGGGTGCGGCCCTGCTAGGGTGTCCCATTCAGCAGAAAGAAGTCTGCTCACAGTATGCTGGGGCGTTGTCTGCGCTGGGTGCGGGGGCTGCTTGGGGCTGTGGTTTTGCTTCGGGTTTCGGTGCGGGGGCAGGAGCGGCGCTCTTCGGTGTTTTCTCTACATCGGCGACGGCCTGCCGGGCCTCGCGCCACTTTGCCAGCGCTTTCGCTTGGGCGGGGCGGTCTTCTGCGGACACGGCCATAAATTCGTGCATCGCCTTGCACTCTGCCTTTTTGAGATCGGCGGCGCTGGGGGCTGTTTCCTGCTTCGGGGCCGGCGCAGGCTTTGCCTTTTCGGTCTGGGGCTTGTCCTGCTGGGCGGTAGCCTTGGCGGCTTTGCGCTGGTCGGCCAGCATTTTGTTATAGGCCCGGATGTCATCGAGACTCTTAAACCGCCCGACGGGCCGGGGCTGCTGTTTCTCGACCTGCCCACGGTGGAAAAGATGGGCCTTTGCAAGGTAGTAGTAGCCTTTATCCTGTTCGGCGGCGGCTTTGGTCAGTTCGTCGGCGTCCGGCTTGGGCTGCTTCTTCTTGTCGCTGAGTTTCCACAGCTCGCAGGTGATCGCGGCTTTCTCACCCTTCTTAACGGTCAACCCTTCCTTGTGCCACTCTGCCCAAGTGTGAAACAGTTTGGAGCACAAGAAAGCCTCTGCGGCCTCTACAGGGTCGGGGGTGTTGCCGTTGCCGTCCGGCTCGAATTTCAGCCCGGCAGTGTAGCGCTCCACCTGTTCGGCGGTATAGAAGCGGCTCACCAGATCGTGACGCTGGAGGGCGTCGTAGTGGGTGCAAACCTCGTTGAAGATAATTCGCTCGTTGGTCATGGTGTAAAACCTCCTGTATTCAGTTCTCAAAATTCCCGGCGTTGTGCCGGTGATGGGGCGGGGCCGCTTTGTTTGAGCGGTGCGGCCCTGCCGGGGCATCCGCTTGACTTTACCGCCTTTCGGTGGTAAACTGGCTACAAGATGAGGTTGTGCAAAATGTCATCTTGCAGCCTGTCACCTGCTCAGCGGGTGGCGGGCTTTTTCTTTGCCCACCGCACCAGCAGGGCGGTCCAAATGGCGCGCTTGGTGGATTCGGGAAGTTCAAAAAACTTTGCGCTCATGTGTGCTTTTCTCCTTTCGCAGACTCGCAACCGCTTCGGCTGTCTGCCGTGGCGCTTGCTGTGGCATAATCTTAGCATGAGCCTATGCGATTGTCAAGCATGAGCTTATGCAATCTACTTTTTGCACAAAACGCATAGGCTCATTCTGTGCAAAATTGACATGGACTCATGCCGCCGCATTATGTATAATTATCTTGATATAACGTGAAGGGAGAAAATGAAAATGCCATTAAACGCAAAAAAAGCCGCGACAAACGCGGCGCACATGGCAAAACTGGACATGATAAGACTTCAGCCATACAAGGCAGAAGGTGCGGCGATCCGCGCCGCCGCTTCTGCTGCCGGGCAGAGCCTGCAAGGCTACGTTTTGCAGGCCGTCCGGGAACGGATGACGGCAGAGGGCCAGCCGCTCACGCTGGAGCCGGAGACGAAAAGCGGGGAAGAAGGGGGACTATAGGGGGTTACTGGGGAGAGCTATAGCCTACTAGGTTAAAGCCCTACACCTGCTTCTCAATCCCGTTAGGTGGAGAGTATATCCCCCTCCCGGCACGGTGAAAGTACCGCCCCGCTGCCCCGTGAAAAGTACCCCGGCGGCATTCCGTGAAACGTGGGACCGTGGAGCAGATCGCCGCCAGCGTCGCCCACGCTGGACGACCCCGCCGCCGCTGAGAAGAGAGAACAGCAGCAGACAGCACAACAGGCAGAGCAGGACACACGGCCCGCCCTGCCTGTTTTCTTTTTCTTCCGGCTCCGCCAGCAGCGCCCCGCCCACGATGCCGCCGCGCCTTCGCTGTGCTGGATCATCCCGCCGCGCTGCGGATCGCTTCGCCCTGGGCGGACCTCAGCGCGGCCCCGATGAGGATGCAGCCCGCCAGATGAGCAGCAGACAGCGCCCCGCCGCTGCTCCCGATCTCCTGCCCTGATGCCCTGCACAGCAGCCAGCAGCAGCCGACCGCCGCCGCCCTGCCCGCCCCGACCGGCGCGGCCTGCCCGATGAGCACCCCGCGCCCGCGCGAGGTACTGTGAGCGCGCGCCCGCGTAATAGCGGGTCCAACAGCGCAAAAGTTTGCTAGTTTTTGAATCAAAAAATCCACTTCCGGCGGCTGGCCGGGAAAAAGGTGGGTGGGGATTAAAAATTAAATGATGCCAAAAACAAGAGGGATTTTTCACAATAATTTATCCATGAATTTGTTGAAATTTTACAAATTGCGGAAGTATGTTTGTATAAAGTGACGGAGAAAAAAAGTTGTATTTTTGATATAATATACTATACAGAGGAACACATTAAGGAGAAGGGGCGTTGACAATGAATGCAATCGAACTGTCGAAGAATATCATTGCCTATGCTGCAATGAATGGATACCAAGTAACAAACCTGAAACTTCAAAAGACACTGTACTATGTACAGGGATACTATTTGGCGCGATTTGGAAAGCCACTTTTTGCTGATGAAATCGTAAACTGGGCTTATGGTCCAGTTGTGCCAGAGGCATATTTTAAGTTTTGCTCTTATGGTGCGGCACCGATTGAAGCGGAGGACATTCCAAACTATTTTGCGGGCTTGGGCTATGGAGAGTCTGGCTATATCTGCAAGGTGGTGAATGCTTGCCTATGCCGCACTGCAAGGCGGCTGGTGGAAAAAACTCATACGGAAGACCCGTGGTTGAACACATTCCGCAACCAGACGATTGATGTAATGAGCATCCGGGACTTCTTTAGCAAAAATGACCCACTCGGAATCAAGTAAGAGGATGAGATATGCCGAATAAAATTGTCGAAGATAAAATGACGAAACTTGTTGGACTTTTAGGCGACATGGCTGAAAAGGGATGCGTCGATGAGCTTGACTCTGGCCCAACAACTGACTTTGCCAAAGAGTGCTGGGAAAAGTTTTGCGACATATATGACAACCCGGATTTTCGGCATTCGTATTATACGATTTCATCCAGTCTGGAAAAGTATGATCCGGCGCAGCGAGACTCGCTACCAGTTTACTTGAGCAGTGCGATTGATTACGCGAAGACTCAAAATAGTGATGAATCTCGCAGAATAGCAAAATCTGTGCAAAAGCTGCTGGACCATGTAGAACTTGAGTGCCTTCGGATAAACCGAATGGACCAAGTGAAGCGAGATGCAGACCGAGCAGAAAGCATACAAAGTGAAGCTATAAAGCTGAATAAGACAACAGAGGAAACGGGAAAAAGGCTTGACGAGCGAGTAAATGGATTCCACGAGCAGTCTATCACGATTCTCGGTATTTTCTCCGCTGTGGTTATAGGCTTTATGTCGGGGCTTTCAATGTTCACAGCTGGCTTTAATCAGTTAAGCGAAGTTAATGTTTACATCATTACGTTTTACTCGGTAATCGTAGGAACTATCCTGTTCGACATTCTCTTTATGCTGATTTTCTTTATTGCAAAAATATCTGGACATTCAGTTGCGAGAGAAGCTAAAGAAAGCAAGTGGTGGATAGTATCGACATGGAGAAGATACCCATATGTTTACTGTTTCCACTTCTTTGCGCTTGTAGTTCTGGGCGTGACATTTTTCTTGAAACCAAAGGTGTAAACCAAAAGATGATACTCCATGATACCGATTTTGTGGTATAATTGGTACAGTGGATTTTAGACGAAGCCCTGCGGCAGCGATGCCGTGGGGCTTTTTTCATACCTATGTGCCGGTGGCGGTACAGAATAGATGCTCTGTCGGGTTTGCCCGGCAGGGCATTTTTTGTTGGAGGAACAGGATGCCAAGGCGGAGCGACAAAAGAGAGGCCACCGGCAAGGACAAGTCTACCACCGTCACCATCGCTGACTATGAGGTGGATGTCAAGGTCAATGTCTCTGCCGCTGCTGGCAACATTCTGACCCTGAAGGATGACGGCCTGTACGTCCCCACTCCCGAGAAGACCGACATCTCCGGTAAGGCTGACAAGGCGAAGAGTGCCACCGCTGGCAACTTCGCCGCTCTGGACGCAGACGGCAACCTGACTGACAGCGGCAAGAAGTCTGCCGACTTCGTCGCTGCCGAGACCGGCAAGCGCCTGATGAGCGACGACGAGGGTACTAAGCTGGCTGGCGTTTCCGAGGGCGCAACCAAGACCGCCGCCAGCGCCACCAACGGCCATATCACTATCGACGGCAAGGACACCGTCGTGTATGCCGAGCCTGAGAATGTCCTGCATACCGAGGATGTGTCGGACTTCACCGCTGAGGAGATCGCTGCTCTGCTGGCAGATGACTAAGACCGGATAAGGAGGCAGGCCCTATGGCAAAAGCGAAGGTAAAGGCGCTTTTGAGTACGGGGCTTGCCGCACTTTGTAGTCACATCAAACAGTGCGCTACCGCTGTTTCCGCATTGGCGAATACCACGGCGGACGGCTTTGATGAAGTCGATGACGTCCTGCATGAAAAACAGGACATCACAGCGGCGGTGCCTTTTACGATTCCGACGACTGGCTGGGCGAGGGATTCCACCCTCACCAGCTATTATTATTGTGACATTTCCATTACGGGGCTTTTGGCTACCGATATTGTGGATGTCACTCCGCAGCCGGAGTCCCATAGTGTGGCGCGTGCGGCAGGCTTTATTCCTACCGAAAGCATGGCTGGCAAGCTGCGGCTCCGGGCCGCGAGTGTTCCCACTGCGGCCATCAAGGCGCAGTACCATATCACAAACACTGTGAAGTATACAGAGTAGGAGGGATTTCATGGCATTAGGAGATTTTAATGTTGGCGGCGGTGCGTCGCAGGATGTGGACAAGACCCTCAAAGTCGAGGGCGCACCTGCAGACGCCAAAGCCGTCGGCGATGCGCTGGCAGGCAAGTCGCCTACCAGCCATACCCACAGCAATATGACGGCGGCTACCCCCACCACCCCCGGCCAGGCGGGGGGGGTATTGTAGAAATATGCCGGCGCCTACCGCATCCACCGCAGGCAAGGCGGGATTTGTGCCGCCCCCGGCGGCGGGAGCACAGGCGAAATATCTGCGCGGCGACGGCACTTGGCAGACGCCTGCCAACACCACTTACGGTAACGCCACCCAGAGCGCGGCGGGCCTGATGAGCGCCGCTGACAAGAAGTCTCTGGACGCGCTTGCCACCAACGTGCTGACGATCCGCAGCGTTCCTTCCCAGAGCGGGAGTCTGACCTACAACGGCAAGGCCCAGAGTCCTTCGTGGGCCAACTACAATACCCTCGCAATGAAGATCGGCGGTACGACTTCCGGCACGACGGCAGGCAGCTATAGCGCCACCTTCACCCCTCTGGACGGCTACAAGTGGAGCGACGGCACGACCGCCGCAAAAACCGTGAAGTGGTCCATCGCCAAAGCGGCAGGCACTCTTTCTCTGTCTGCGAGCAGTCTGGCACTGACCTACTCCAAGACCTCTGGCACGGTCGCAGTCACCCGTTCTGGCACCGGCGCGGTATCAGCAACTTCTAGCAATACCGCTGTTGCCACCGTAAGCGTGTCCGGTGAGACTATCACGGTAACGGCAAAGGCGAACGGCAGTGCCACCATCACGGTCAATGTGGCAGCGGACGGCAACTACAACGCCCCTGCCAGCAAGACCTTCGCTGTGTCCGTGACCCTCGTTTCCAAGACGCTGAACGACAACAGCTGGGCCACCATCAAGTCGGTCAGCGACGCCGGGCAGGGCGCCAACTACTGGGCCGTAGGCGACACCAAGAGAATCACTCTTAATGGCAAGGTCGGAGCCTATACGTTCTCTAACTTCAATATCGATGTTTTCATCCTGGGCTTCAACCACAACTCCAGTAAAGAGGGAAGCAACCGCATCCACTTCCAGATTGGCAAAGTCAGCGGGAAGGCCGTTGCTCTTTGCGACAGCCAGTACAATGGCTCCGGCAGCTCGGCAATGTTCCACATGAATTCCAGTGACTCCAACAGTGGCGGGGGGGGGGGGGGGGGCACGCGGCTTCTGACTG